GTATCGCTCATTTTATTTATCCTTTCTTAGAAGCTTACGCCGTTGCCGACGTTGTAACCGATCAAGCAATTGCCTACAGAGCTTGCGCCTGCGGTTACTTGAGCATCTTGGAAAATTCCAACTTTATTTGTGCCTGAAGCTGAAACGGTTTGAGCGTCTACAGAGCAAGCATAAACGAATCCACCCGGTACGAATGTGTCGCCGTTCTTCAATTTCATTGAAGCAATGATGCCGTATTGAGGGCCACCAAGGTCTTCAATAGCTTGTGAAGCGTCCACAGCGGTGCTGTAAGGGTTTACAAGCTTACCATTCGTTACGGTGTTGCGAGCAATACCTTGAACGGTTGCGCCATCGCTATCCGATGTAACAGCCTTCAAGAGATGATCAGCAGTATCAAGATACAATAAATCGCCTTGGTTGAACGATACAGTGCTATCGACCAAGCTCAAGGCACTTTCAAAGTTAGAACCGGGGCGTGGTGAACGCACGATTCTATTTTTAGCAGTAGTTGCCATTTTTTTAGTTTCCTTTCGTTTTTATTATTTTCGAACGCAATCGCTAAAGCCTGTGATCTTTGCCTTCTCAGTCTTAGCTACGGTTTTTTCCATCGAGGTTGCAAAAATGCTTGGTGCTTTAGCCTTGGGCTCACTCCCTGACTTAACACCATAAGCCTCAACAAAAGTTGTGATAACTTCATCAATACGAGCTTCAGATTTAGGCTCGCCGATGAGTGTACGAATCTTATCAGTTGCCGCACGTGGCAACTTTGATTCTTGTAATTTCTTATCAAGTGAATCAATCAATTCACGCTTTTTAATCTGTGCTTCTAAGAAAGCGATACGAGCTACGAGTTTTACGGGGTCTGATTCCTTCTTAGCTTCGTCTTCTTTCTTCTCTTCGCTTTCATGTTTAGCTTCATCTTCAGATTCGCACTTCTCTTCTGATTCGTGCTTCTCTTCGCTCTCGTGTTTAGCTTCGTCTTCTTTCTTAGCTTCTGACTCAGCTTGTGGAGCAGCTTGCTTCATAGCCATGTGCTTAGCTAACTTCATAGAAGCGGCTGCGCATTTTTGAGCTTCTTTAGGTTCATAACCCATTTCAATATAAGCTTCGTATGCTTGATGAGCGGCTTCCATTGCTTCGTCTTCTTGATCGGTTGCGTTGTCGCCCATGTGTTTTTTAATCATGTCCATGATAAGCTTTTTATCTTGAGCCGCATCAGCATGATCATCAGCCGGTGCCGCTTGTTTAGCCTTTTCTTCACCTTCTTTTTTAGCGGGCAAAGATTCTTTTTTTTCTTCTTGTTTCATTATTGCTTTCTCCTGTTCAAGTAGTGAAATCACTTTGCCACGTGCTCCGGGTTCAGTGACGATGTCAGTTGATACCGCATCACGAATCGTTGTCACGACTCGCACCTGCGATAAGCCTTGCTCCATTGCCTTCATAATCTTAGGCTTGCAGCTAGATGGAATTTGCGTGTCAAGAAAACTCTTAACCTCTACAGCTTTCGCATCACCTGCCGCGTTAATGGATAAACCTACAAACTCTTTATCTGGGAATGACTTCGAATACTCCACCGCATGGCGAACGAGTGAACGTGCCCACTCAAAAGGAGCATCAGGCAACATCACAAGGTCAGCGCACAATGCAGCCGATCCGTCCTCGTTCTCTTCAATGTGTAAATTTTCATAGTGACCAACAATGTCACGCACTGAGCGTTCAGGTCTGTCGTTCTCTTCTGAGCGCGAGGGATGATCAGCAAAACATTTCTTACCTTCAAAGGCAGTAACCGCGCTCTCAAGAGCTTCACGGGTGTAATAGAACCCGTCCCGAAGGTTACCAAGACCCTCTTGAATGAGTGCCACCTTGAATCGGGTAGGCCCTACGCCATTGTCACGTGCAGCCTCAAGGAATTTTGAAGCAATGAAATGATCTCGAATAGAACTCTCACGAGTCCCCATCTCTTCGGCTCGACCGTATGGATTGGATTTCTTAATATCTTTATTCTTTTGTTGCGCTCTTAAAACAGGCGCATTAGCCCCTAGCGAGTCAGCCTCGGCCTTTGGTTCTTCCTTCTTGGGCATCTCTTCGGCAATGTCTTTAATCGCTTCCTTACCATCTACGATCATCAAGCCTTGAGACTTTAAAAGGTTTAAAAACGTAGCCGCATTGATCTCAGGGTTTTCTAAAAGAATCTTTCTTACCTGCTCCTCGGCATCGCCGGGATGTGGTAGTTGCTCCTCACCCTTTGCAATAGCTGGAGCCGCCGAAGTATTAGGCGCGGGCTTGTCAGCATAAACCTCTGAAGCATAAAACCATTTTTTAACATTGATACCGGGTTGATCATTTTCAACGACTCGAATGAGTCCGGCCTTTTGCATGGCTTTTCTTAGTGAATTCATCCCCAAAGCTTTCTGTTCTCTCGTTTATTCTTTGAAACGAAACGAACAATGATGTCGTATTTGCCCGCTCCGGCTTGCACCATTTCGGGCCTATAATCTAACTCTCGAAGCGGTATCCCCTGATTAAGCGCTACCTTCTCAACCTCTTCTAAAGTCTTGCAGCGATAACCCTCAATCTCATAAATATGACGCTGTACGACTCTTCTCAGATTGTCAGAACCGCGATCTACTTCACGAAAACTGTCGTCATCTCTGCCTATATATTTTTCTTCGTTTTTTCTGTACTCGTCAAACGTGGGTAATCCATAGCGCTCCGGGCGATCCATTACCTCTTCAAGCGATTCTGTAGTGATTGGTTTATTGCTCATTTTGTCCTTTCACATCTTTACGTTCGGTTGATGGTATTGCATTGGCTGGCTTTGGCACCTGAGCCATGCCGGGTGAAGTTAAAGGGCTAGTCATTGATGAAATTGGCCCTTGTTTTGCTATCTTAGCTTGTTCTTCTTCGAATACGTAATCCGTCACGTTAAACTCTTTAGCTACCATTTGAGCTACGCGGTCTTTCGATAACCACTCCTCTTGCTCTGCTAATGCTAAATCTTTAAGCTTTTGTGATCTATCTTGAGTGATAATCTCAGGGAATGTAACTTCACAATCGGCCTCAATTTTGGCCCATTCCATTAGACGATCCCATAGCTTTAAAATCACTTGCTCAAATACTTTTTGTCTAGCTTCAAAACGCTTTGCCACGGGCTCAGTAGCCACGATAGCGCTTGCTCGGGTTTGTCCACCGGAAAGATGGGTTCCAAAATAAGAAACAGGAATACCAAGCCCACTAGCCACCATGCTAATAGCCCATTCAAACGTAACATTGCCGCCGCCCTTTCCAGTTCCTTCAACCCCTTTATATTCGCGTGTAATCTTTGCGCTATGAACAAACTCAGAACCAGCGGGCGCAAACGTACCAATAGAGTTTTGATCTTGAATATAAGCATCAATATCAGCTTGATTTCCCTCTATGGTCGTATCAATACACCACGCCGCTTGCTTCTGTAGAGCAACGAGAGAATAGTTAACCGAATCTCTAAGACGCTTTAAGAACCCTAAAACTGGGAATAGGTCAGATCGTCCACGCTTCTCATTAGAAAAACAATTGATCTTGTGATGATCTATCTGATCGGCTGGGATCGTTTGAAAAATAAACTTTGTGCTTGGTAGCATCGTGTTATTATCAAGGCCCGTGTACATTTGCCATTGCGTAGGTGCAACCCAAACGTAATAAAGAACGTTAGTGATGTCCTCGGGCTCAGTTACCACTTCCCAAAATACAGTCGCATCTAAAAGCCTAACCCGTGGCAATAACGCCTTAGGAATCTTTTGTCCGGGGTATGGGTCTTGAATAATCTTTGCATCATTCTCAGGCAACCACCAAAGCATGATCTCGCCATTGATTGACATTTCAATCGCAAGTTGATCCATCATCTTTTGAAGATTGTTTGCTTTAGCGAATGCGTCCCATAACGCCAAAGCCGCTTCGTTGTCTGAATCAACTCGAAAGCCACGACCTAGAGTAAATTCTTTTAAAATGTTTACAGCTTGATGAGCTACCGGGTCATGGTTGTAAGCGTAGAAGGCTGCGTTTGCCTGTTTGATGAAATCGTAGAAATAGAGATTCTTATAAAACGGGCCGCCTAATAAAGGTACGAAGTCATCGCCGATAAGACCTGAGTTAAGACCACCGCCGCCGTCATCAGCCGCAAATGAATCCATGCCTTCTTTAAACCTAAAACCCTTGAAGTTCTTTTCACCATTTTTAAAAGCCTCTAAAAACTCTTCTCGTTCAATACTTTTAAAAGCACGTTTGCCCGTTTCTTTATTTATTGCAACCACTCGTGCATCAATTTGTGCGTCTTTGTTTTTCTCTAAAAACGCTACCATTTCAGCAATAGATTTAATGCTATTAGGATCGTTCAAATCACAAGGCTTGAAAGACTCGTTAAACTCGTACGTTTCTTTATCAATAAACTCATTGTATCGATCGTAAGGTAACTCGCTTTTAATGATCGTAGAGCCGCGAGCGATTTTATTTAAAGCCTCATTAAGTGAATGTTCGGGCTTTATATCTTCGTTTAAGTCATTAGCCATGTTTCAAATTCTCCTTGATTAGACTCCGGCTTTTCTGGCATATCGTCCAACATCGGAGCCGCAGTGCATCTACAGTTAAAATGAGCGGGTGGAATAAGAGCGTCACATTCATCATCGGCGTGCTTACCCTTTAGCTCAGCCTCAATTTCTTTTGTCGTGAGTCCGTCTCTCCAAGCGCAGCATTCGTCTGTCCTATCGTCTATTATCGCTATCCAAACGAAATCATTAATCCCATTTTGCTTAGCTGCGGCAACTTGTCCACCTCGAACCTTATCTAAAAACTCATGGTTCATTTGTGATTCAATTTCCCAAGCGTACCACTCTTCGTTGTTAGCTTCGGTAGGTATATCAAACACATTATCCGGGCCGCGCCACTTCGGCACGTATTCTTCCATATAGTCTTTTACAAGCGCATCCCATTCTTGATCGTCCATAGACAAATCAACCATGTCTTCGGGCTTCTTCACCTCAGCTTCAAGTACGGGAATCGGTTTAAGCGTACGACGTGGGATTTTAACTTGCCTTGATTTCGGTAAAGCTCTTTTGACACGAATAATGCAATCACTAAGAGAATCATTATTGACGCGAGATAACTCAATCGCATCAATGATTTTACGAACGATACGAGATAACTCAAGATAGACTCGATCATAAATAACCCCGCCACTACTTGTTTCTTCGGCTACAATCTCAGCCGATCCCTTCGGTATGTTAATCCTAGTCTTAGAACCCTTCGCCCTTGCTATAGCCTCACCCTCACTCGCCATAGACAATAAAAATGCGTGCTTATTAACGCGCTTAATCACATTAGAAATGTCTTTAGAAGCGAGTTGGATTTCATGATCTAGAGATAGTTGAATATTTAATATTGTGGCCCTAGCGAATGAGTTCATCATGGATTCAGCCGGGATTTGAGAGTAACGATAGGTGACAATCTCAACGAGTCTTAAAAAACATTTTCGCAAGTGATCGTTTACTTCGCTTTGACCTTTAGTCAAAAGAACTTCTAAGCCCTTGTCTCGATCATTAACAAACTTTCGATAGTAAGGGCTAATCGCTGCGCTTGCAGATTGTTTCATTTAGTTCACATTCTTATAGTTTGTTAAGAAAAGCAAGCGGAGTGGGGGGATTCGAACCCCCGTCTTATGCGGTGGGCGTCCCCACAATTCGCAATGCTCTACCCGCTGAGCTACACCCCAAAAACAATTCTACCCACGTTTGATAACTCGTAAACCACCAGGCGATGGTTCGAACATTTGAGACAATTCGCACACAGCATAACCTACTGCGTCTGAGATATGGGTTAGCATTGGGTCGGTTGTTTGATCAAGAGTGAATGATGCACCGGCCTTCCAACTAACTCTTTGTAAATCTTTTTTAAGCATTGGACATCTTGTTGGATGAATAAAAAGCGATCTAGTACCCGAAGCATCACAAAGCTTTGTGTTCATTGTATTAACCCTGTCTTTCACAAATGGGTTTGCTTCAGGTGTTCTGTTCGAAAAACTTATGTTTGCTTCTGTTAACATTTCTGTGACAATCGCATAATCTGATTTACCAGCCGCCGCTCTTTGCCGTGCGTTTCCAGTTGCATCGCCAACAATAACTAACTTTGGTTTAGCCTTTAAATCCATTTGCTTAAGCCTAGAAATAAGCTCAAGACTTGCCTCTTGTGTATTGGAGTTTTTGAGCCAAATCTCATCAAAGAAATAAAATACACCATTTCTTTCTTGTCCGATTGCCCAAGAAAGAGGTGTGATGTTAAAGTCCATAGCTACCAAAATAGGCAAATAAGGCGAATATAAACCCTGACAAAACGGGCTAGTTTCTCTTAGGTTTTCCTCTGTAAAGTTCATGTATGCAGAACCCGAGTTAAGGTCTAAGAAATCGGCTAAAATCTCTTGCTTAAATTCATTCTCTGACATTTCTTTCTTAGCAGCTTCGAACTCTTCTTGTGTGAATAGTGGGTTACACGTAGAGGGCCCTGTGAAAAATTCCCAATCTGGGTCTTCTTTTGCCTTTTGCGCTAAATCATAAAATGAGTTAAAACCCGCCGGTGTTGATATAAAAACGGCCCAGCCTTTTGTTGTGGAAATCATAGGACGAATAACCTGACTCCATAGTTCTGGGTTTTGATCACGAACCTCATCAATTAAAACACCGTGAAGAGTCTTACCTCGAAGGCTATGAGGATTATCACCGGATAAATACTCCATGATGCTTCCGTTTATTAAATTAATTCTTAATTCTGTGTCTGATTTTCTAGCTATTACCTCAAGCGGAAGGCACGCAATCATTCTTCTGAATTGTTCTTTTGCCTGAGAAAAAACAGGCGATATAAAGGCATACTGTGTGTTCGGGTTTTCCCATGCCTGCTTTAACATTTCCATGTTAGCCATGGTGCTTTTTCCCATTTGCCTTCCAGTGGCCGCGACGCGAAATCTTTTTTTTGAATTGTGGAATCTTCTTTGGAGTTCGTGTGGTTTGTAAAGTTGAAGCTTTACTTCACGTGTTGCCATGTTTCAAATTTTTTAATTTTGTGAATTGTAGAAAAATAACATCCGTAATCTTTAGCTATTTCGTGCAAAGTTCTATTATCTTGTCTTATTGCTCTTATTTGATCTTCTGTAAATTTAGACTGTGAATTTGTTACGCCTCTCCTTTTTCCCAAAATCCTACAGCAATGAAGATTATTTTCTTGTAATGTTACCCATTCCAAATTTGACGTGCTATTGTTAAGTTTATTACCGTCAATATGATTTACTTGCGGCTTATTTTCTGGATTTGGAATCCAAGACTCAGCAACCAACCTGTGCATTGACACATAATTTTTTTTGCCTTTTATAGAAAAATGGCTTCTAACATATCCATCGGGGCTAACACCAAACTTTAATTCAGTTAAAAACCCTGACCGGATTGAAAACGCTTTACCGCATGAGCTTATGTAATAGCCCGGATATTTTGTTTCTTTAATATTTATCATTTTAACTAACTACATCTTTGAAGTCAGTTTTGTAAACAACTTGTTGAACGATCTTCTCATCGCTTGACCCATCAGCATCCACAGGCTTGCGCGTTGGGTA